TAAATACCGTTATGTGTTTCATATTGTATTCTTTTTCTAATTTTTTAAAATACCAATCATCTCCCGATTGTATAAACCCATTTAATGTTCCTACACCATCCGAATAGATATTACCTTCAGGATACATACCACTTTCAATAAATCGTTCTGTGTTAAAAATACATGGCATAAATAAACCACCATTATGTGTTTCGTCTATTTTATTTTCTTTAACAAAATTATCCCATAATTGATAATTTATTTCTTTTGGTTTTCTCCCGCAATTATAGCTAATACCGTGTGTTCCACTTAACATTTTCCCACTTTCTACTAATCTTGAACATGGAATATTAACTCCATCGTGATGTTTTAATAGATTTTTTAACCAATCATCACTAAAAACCATATCAGAATTTACAAAACATATGTTATCCGATTTACTAGTTTTACCAGCATAATTCCAACAACGATATACCCTATTTAAATAATAGTCATTTGGTTTTGGGTCATTGTATATGGTATAAGGAATATTTAAACTTTTAAGTTTTGAAATAACTTCAGGAGTGGCGTCGTTAGCAACCACCCTAATGGACACATCCCAACCATCTATCTTACAATTATCACTAATAAGTTCTTTGTGGATTAGATCTAAATAATCACAGGACTTAAAAATTAGAGAAATGATTTCTATATTATTTTTTTTCATTTTAATTGTTTTGTTTTTTATTGTATATGTCTCTTATTTTTTCAAATTCTATTGGGTTTTTGCTATTTGTAACCTCGAACCATTTCGGCAAAGTATCGGACGGAAGTAATTCAGTTTGCAAACCATCCTCATTTAACAATCTTTCAAGTGCCCAACCATTCTGACCATTAGATTTGTATGTATCATATCTAGTTATTATTTGATAGTCAGTGGCAAACCCTCTATGTATTACACTATAATTTGTTCTAACTGCCGATGTAAGACCATCGGGATACTGTTTTTGGTGTAACCCTGGTTGACTTGGGAATGATAAGTTACCCGTGTTTCTCCAAAGAGCAACTAAATTTCCATGTAGGGAGTGGTATTGGTCATCAATCCTATAGTGTATATCACTTCTCCAAAGATTGTAATGTCCAAAAATTAATGCATCTGTTTTTTCAAAACTACCTTGTCTACATAGGTCTTTAAAAAGTTTACCATCGTTTTCTAATAAACGACCATCTAATAGTGAATCCCCATCTAACCATAAAATCCAATCAGTGTCTGGATGTTCTTTTAATAGTTTAGTTAATAATTCATTTTTACATGCAATTTCTTTTGAAAATTTGTTTTCATTAGATTCTATAACGGATACGTTATCAAATTTTTTATAATATTCTTGGCTACCGTCAGTGGAATTTTGGTCAAATATGTAAATGTAGTCACACACTGACATACACCTAAACCAATTTTCTAAATTACCTTTTTCTAATTCATTTCTTAATTGTGCAAAACCAACTATTTTCATATTAATTTTTTATTTTGTGTGTTTTATTTTTTTTAGTAATGTTATTAAAAAGATGTTGATTTCTGTACACTTTATTCATTAATGTTGCATCTTTAACTAAATTTGTGTAATGCCATTGGTGGATTGATATTGGTTCATTAACAATTTCTAAATTTAATCCCATAAGACGTATTCTAAACAATAATTCATCATCATCAAATGCGTGTCCTTCCGCATATCTTTCATCAAATCCCCCTAAATCATCCATATTTTTCTTTGTCATAGCGGATACAAAATGATAATAACTTGGTCTACAAAAAGAATGATTATACCAAGCCTCTTCACCTTCTTGGGTGAATCCTATCATTTTAAAATCACCTATCACTTCTTTTATTTTTTCATTAATTTCGCCGTTTTCTAAATCTAATTTTGAAATATTATCAGTCTTAATTTGATTTATCGCATATGTTGAAAATGTAAGGTAATTATTATCGGTAATGTTTTCTTTTACGTATTTAAGAATATCCCCTAAATGTAAACATTCAGGATTCTGTAAAATTATAATATCGCCTGTTGCCTCCTTTATACCGATATTAAAAGGAACACATGGATTATGATACCATTTATCTTTTTTTTCTAATCTAATGACTTTTAAAAAATGGAATTGACTTTGTAGGTCGTCAATTCTTTCATTATCGTCAGAACAATCATCAACAACAATAAACTCGGTATTGGTAATCTCGGATGATTTTTTAATAGTGTTTAAAGTGTTGATTAATTGTGATTTTCTATTGTGATATGCACTTACTATTGATAATTTCATAACAAATTTTTTAAGATTTCAATAATTTTATTTGATGTTGTACCGTCACCTAACCAATCTGTATTTATTTCTTTTTCTGATTCAAACCATAATAAAGAATCTGACCAAGTCTTATTGTTTTCTGAATTAACATCAATCATATAAGAACAATTATTTTCAACCGATTCAGGTCTTTCTGTATAATCTCTAGGTACAATAACCGGAACACCTAAAAGACAAGGTTCTTCTTGTGCCGTACCAGAATCAGATATAATAAATTTACAGGAATTAATTTTTTTTAAATAATTTTTAAATGATAATAAATCTATTTTTTTAATTATACCTAAATCCAAATTATTATTTTCAATTTCTTTAAGTGTTCTACCAAACCCCAACATTTCAACTTCACAATTATATTTTTCGGCCACTAAATTTGAGTAATTTAAAATATTTTGTAGTCTTTCTTTGTATTTAAAGTTTTCTGGTCTATGAACATCTAAAAGTATTAAATTCTTTTTTTCTTCTTTTTCAAATGTTGTCTCTTTAACCACCTCAACAATAGTGTTCCCCACTACAAAAATACTTTCTGAAGGTATGTTTTCTTTTAATGCTTTTTGTCTGTAATTTTCGTGGTAAACAAAAAGATAATCACTACAATGATCACATAATGTTCTATTTATTTCCTCAAGCATTCTCTTATCGTAAGACCTCATTCCAGCTTCAATATGTGCAATTTTATATCCTTCTTTTTTTAAAACTGTTGAGGCAATAACGGAATTAGAATCACCTAAAAAAATAATTAAATCAGGGTTTAAGTTATTTTTTCTGATTAATTCAATAAGTTTTATTTGTAATTCACTTGTTTGATGAAAATGTTCTTTGTTTGACCCCCCGATACCTAAATTATAATCTGGTTTTCTTATTTCAAGTTCATTAAAAAAAACATCAGATAAAAGATTATCAAAATGTTGTCCTGTGTGTATAAGTATATGGTTAAAATTGGTGTCTAATTTTTTAAAGATACTAGACATTCTTATAAAATCAGGCCTAATACCGGATACGGTAATTATTGTTTTCATTAATTTAAAATTTTAATATATTCTTGTTTTATTTTTTTAGCAATTTCTGTTGAATCGAATTTAATAATATCTTCAGGTACTTCAAATCTTTCTTTATTATTAATGTACCCTGAATCATCAACATTGTAAATCCATCCAGGTTTACCACACAACCAACCTTCTATTGTTGTTCTACCTAATAATATGCCTGCAGTTTCGGAACAATTTTTAACGAACTGCTCAACTTTATTGGTTGATTCAAAATATTTGACATGAGGATTTAATAATAAATCTGATAAATAATTTGATTTATTTTCCCCAACTAACCACAATTCTTTATTTATTGATTTTGTATATTCTACTAAATCTTTTATCGTAGCTTCTCTTAAGTAATCTATAGACCCAACAAATAAAACATAACCTTCGTCTTTTGTGTTTTTAGTGTTAAACCTATTAGTATCAATAGGGTTATAAACCACTTCAGTATCTTCTAATTGTATGTTAAAGTTTGTTGTAATATGTTTTTGTATTTCAGGTCTAATACATATGTATTTTTTTATGGTCTTATCTATGACTGGATTTTCGAGAGAAATAACTTCAGAGTGGATAGTTGATATTTTATCTATATTTGGATACATCTGACACATTTGTGTTGTTACCGGAGTATGTTGGGTGTGTATGATATCATAATTAACTTCAGATGTCTTATACATGACATTTGGTGTTGTTGGTTGGAAACCTTGTGGTGTGTTAAATCCCCACTTACCATCACCTAACTTATATCCCGGTGGGTTAGAAAATGGTAATGTTTTAATACCTTGTTGGTTTGCAATTTTAGATAAAGGTCCTTCTATATCTGAAAGAACGGTAACGTCACAGTTTAAACTTTTAAGACCTCTAGCTAATTCATATACATACATTTCAGAACCAGTAAAAGTTTTAAAGAATAATGATGATAACAATACTTTAATTGGTGATTCTAAAGTAAGGTTTCTTTTAATTTTAACAGGAAGAAGTTCTTTGTGTTTTTTTGCAAAAATTATTCTATTTTGTTCCCATTGGTCATTTGTCTCACCGATTGATTTGTGAGTTACTCTTACGTCATACATGACACCAATTTTTACATCTTCAATAAAGTTTCTAAATGAAAAATCCACATCATAGAAGTGAAATCCTTTTATTTCTTCATTAAACTTTTGTTTGATATTTTTTTTATTTAAAGCAATAAAAAGACCGTCAACTAAAACAACGTCATCAATTTGATTTCCTAAACTAGCAGAATATTTAGATTCCCATTTCTTTCCTCCGTGTTCGTGATTTACAATTCCTTTCATTTTAGAAAAGTCTTCCCACCACTTTGCGGACAAAGGAAGTTGTGTTGAGCCAGCAAGACCTAAAATACCATATTCAGGACTTCTTTTGAAGTGTTTTAATATTTTACTACCCCAATTCTTACTATCAAAATAGATATCATCATGACACAATACAACAATATCGTTTGTTGCTTGTTCTAAAATCATATTGTAAGCTTCGGGTAATGAGTACTTACCCTCATTTTCTATTGGGATTATTTGTGGGTTAGAGACCCCACATGATTTTTTTAATAGTTCAACAAAACTATTATCAATTTTTCTGGTTGAAAATCCTATTGTAATCATTAAAATTGTTCTACAAAATTTAAGGCCGATAATATTACTTTGTCCATGTCATAATACTTGTATTCGGCAAGTCTACCTCCAAAATAAACATTTTTTTCCTTAATGGAAAGTTTTTTATATTGTTCGTATATGTTATTATTAGTTTCATCATTTACAGGATAATAAGGGTCTGTGATTTCAGGTTTATACTCCGTTGGAAATTCATCACTAACCCACGTAAATTCTGAATTTGAGTTTTCAAAATGTTTGTGTTCTATCGTTCTAGTTTTAGGAACTTTCTTTTCTGTATAATTCATTACTGCAGTTCCTTGATAGTTTTTCATATCTAACTTTGAGTGTTCGAACCTTACAGTTTTATATTCTAAATGACCGTATTGATAGTTAAAATATTTATCTATCGGACCTGTGTAAATTACATTTTTATGTTTTGGTAATTCATCAGTAAAGAAGTCGGTACTTAATTTAACATCAATTCCATCTAATAATTTTTCAAATATTTTAGTATATCCTTCGACAGGGATACCTTGGTATTTGTCGTTAAAGTAATTGTTATCGTAAGTTAATCTTACAGGCAACCTCTCAATTATTTCTTTAGGTAATTGTTTTGCAGATTTCATCCACTGTTTTTCAGTATAACCTTTAATAAGTTTTTTGTAACATTTTTTACCAACTAAACTTATTGCGTACTCCTCTAAATTTTTAGGGTTAGAATTATTATGTTTTCTTAAAAGTTTAAGTAACTCATGTGGGTGAGTAAGATTATATATTTTAGAAAACGTCCACATGTTAAAAGGTAATGAATAAGTCTCACCTTTATAATTTGCGACAGGTCTATATGTGAAATCATTAAATAACGTGAATTGGTTTATCCAACCCCAAACCTTTTCATTTGAAGTATGAAAGATATGTGGACCATATTCGTGAACATTAATACCATCTCTATTTGATGTATAACAATTACCACCAATATGGTCTCTTTTATCTATCACACATACTTTATGTCCTTTTTTATTTAATTCGTATGCACATATCGAACCAAAAAATCCTGAACCCACAATTAAAAAATCGTACATATTATAATCCTGTACTACCAAACCCATTTGAGTTACGGTCCTTATCGTTAATTTTTTCTACTTTAATTAAGTCAACCCACTTACCACTAACAACAGGACAAAGTACTGCTTGTGCTACTTTTTGACCTTTTTCTATTTTAACTTTTTGGTTTGTGGTGTTAAACATAATAACTTTTATTTCTCCTTGATAACCGCTATCTACTGTGCCTGGTGAGTTTAATACCATAAGACCTTGATTAAGTGCTAAACCACTTTTAGATCTCACTTGTATTTCATATCCATCGGGGATATCAAATCTTAAACCTGTAGGAATTAATCCCCTATCACTTGCGTGAATCCATACGTCTTCATTTGCCCTTAAATCAAATCCCGAATCAGATTTATATTCGTAATCGGGATTTTTATTTTCACTATCGTTAATATAACGTAGTGGTACTTTGGTATTTATAATACTTTCGTTTTGGTCATCAAATTGTTTTTGTAAATCATCAACATCAATACCCATAGACTCTAACATTGCCTGAGGGTTAGACATATCAACATTATTAAACTTACCTTGTAAGTCTTTTAACATTTTCATTTGATTCTTAATATCTTTAAATTTATCAAACATTATTTTAATTCTTTTAATTTTGTTATGAAATCAACTAATACTTTAACATCTTTTTCACAGTAATCGGATATCTCATTTAACCTACTTTGATTATTCCAATATACTTCATGTACATTACCTCCATGAATAGGTCCGTCTTTTGGTGTTTCAATACCCATAGTAGAACAAACCAAATCCAATGAACCAATAGATGTGTATGACCCGTATTGCCAAATTTCTTTTGTGTCAATTGCCTTTACCTCCCAAGGTTTAGTATCATAAGAAGGAAGAATTTTTGATGGCATAATTCCATTAATCATCATTCTTTTTGCTAGCATCGGGATATCGAAGTTCTTAAGATTATGACCACAAAGATAGAAATCTAACTTATGACAACGATCCAATAAGTTTCTAACATCAATTAACAATTGTTTTTCATCGTGATTAGAAAAAGTTTGTTGTTTAATTCCATCATTAGTTACAAATGCCATAGACACACAGACAATCTTTGCAAATTCAGGGACAAGTGCTGAACGTTTTTCATAAACGTCATTCATCTTTTGAAGTTCTTCTTCTAAACCATCTGCCTCAACATTGTCTTCAGGAAACCGTTTTAAGAACCAATCAAAATATTTTACAAATTGTTCTGCAATTTTTGGGTGATTTTCTTTACACCCTTCCCAATTACGACATAATCCAACTGTTTCAATGTCTAAAAATAAAATTTTGTTAATAGGTATGTTTATCATTTTAATAAGGATTTGTATAGTTCAGCTCTGTCTTTTGTTACTTTGTTTAAGTCATAGGTATCTTTAACCGTTTCGTATAACCTTTGACCTAAGTCATAAGCAAAATTAGGGTTATCAATTAATTTTTTCATATATTTAGACCAATCACTATGGTTTTTATGTTCGTCAACTAAAAGGGCATTACCATCTGTAAATTCACCATTTTTTAATCCATGTTTTAAATCAATTGTGTATGGTCCAATATTGGATGCGATAATTGCTTTTTTATGGAATCCCGCCTCAATAACTTTAAGTTGTGATTTAACACGATTAAATATATGGTTTTTAATCGGAGCTAATGAAACATCAAACCATTTGTAATTAGAAGCATAACTTGTTACAGGTTTAGTCCAAATTCTATTATAGAATGGTAAAACATCTGAAACGTATTCCTCATCTTTAAATGTCATTAAAAATTCTTTATGTTTTGGGTCCACAACTCTGTAGTTATCTGTAAAAATTTCTTCATATCGAGCCCAAACTGTTTCTTCTGGTTTAATATCTCTTTGTTTTTGTTCACCTGTTTCTTTATTTATTTCCGTAACAGTCCCCCTCGTATCAAACCCACAAAGATACATACTAAATTTATCTTTATACGACGAAAGTTTATTAATCGTACCATCTAATAATTTTAAGTCATGTAAGTGCGAAGAACCACCTAACCAACCGAATCTTAATTTGTCTGATGGTTCGGTTTTTACATTAAACTGACCTTCTTTTGGATTAATTGCGTTTGGTAAAACGTATACGTTTTTATTGAATTTAGAAATTTCATTAGCAAAAATTGAAGTGGTAGTTGTTACATGACCAGCAACTTTAAGGTTGTTCATAATTTTTTCATGTAATTTTACCTGTATTACCATTTGGTGTACAGGATGGTCTTTGGTCGGTAACCAATAATCGTCCAAGTCCATTATGGTTACAATACCGATTGAGTTTAACCTTTTAATTAAATCTACAGAATTGTCATAATCGTGCCCGATTGTCCTATGAAAATGTACAATGTCGTATTGCTTCCAATAGTTATAATCATTGACTTTTGGTTCGTAATCTATATCCACGTGAAACTCATTCGGATAATTGTTTTGTAACATGACGTGAGGATCAATAGACCTAAATTTACCAACACCTGTTTTATCGGACGGTAATACTAATACTTTAATTTTGCTCATATAAATAAATCTTTGTACTAAGTATAACCATATTTAAACAAAAAATCCACCCCAATAGGAGTGGATTTAAAATATAAAATTATTTTATTATTCCATTTTTTTAACTTTAGTAACTTTACCAATAAACAAATGTTTACCAACTTTAAATTGTATAACATCGTTTGAGTTTGTTGTTGATTCAACAATCATACCCGCATCTTTAAGTTCTTCTCTAACAACATCTCTAACAGTATCCCTAACAACATCACGAATCATAGATTTCATTTCATTAATATTGAAATTAGATGATGGTTGTTTTGTTGTTAACTCCTTAACTGATTGTGGTTGTTGGTCAGAAGTATTTGAATTCATTTTCATCAATCTTTGCGCCCCTTCAATAATATCATCTGAAATTGTTGGTGATGATGAAGATGGTTGAACTATAGGTTGCTCAATCATTAATCTTTTAATTTCTTCAGGTAATTTTGAATTTTTAATTCTATCTGCTTCTATAGGTTTGGTTGGGTCAAAAGACCCTTTAGGTGTTGAGTTTTCTGGTAAAAATTCTTGAGGTATATTGTAATTCCCCGATATTGGTTGAAAATCCTCAACTATTGGTTTATTAATATGTCTAGAATCCATAGACCCCCTATTTATACCTTCTGTTTTTTCCATTATTTTTTTAGATACTGCCAATCTTTGCATTAAATCTTCCGCTGCTCCCATAATATTTTATATTTTTCTATTATTAAATTTCAAGATTATCGAATTTTGCATTTAAAAATACTCTAACCATTGATTTATCTCCGTTAGGGTTATATAACGGTCTTACATCATCAAAAGTATCTCCCTGTTGTTGATAAGTCAATATTTTATCAACTCTAAAAAGTCTCCATCCAGGAATTGGGTTTCCCTTAACTTTGTTGGAGTGGGAAACTCCCTGTCTTTCCCAAGCCCTTAATACCATATTTCCTTTTTTACTAATACCTAAACACACTGGTTCTACGTCACGATAACCTCTACCGTATTCATCACCTGCGTAATTAATTGTTATTACCTTTCTTTTTTTGATGCTATTTTGAACATCATCTAAAGCGGCAACTTCAGTAATTAATTTGCTTAAGCTATTAATTAATTTCATGATACAGTATAATATGGGTTGTTAGATGAAAATTTATTAACTTTTAAATCTTCTTTTCGTTCAGAAATATCTATTGAAGTTCCTGCTTGTTGGTTATAGACATCTAAATCTCCACCTGTACCCCTACCAATTTTATCACCATTAGCAATAGCATCTGGATGAACAGAAGAATACGGGTCAGAAGGTTTAAAATCATTTCTAGGAAAAAGTTTTTTTCTTTGTTCTTCAGCAATTTGTGATAGTGCATTATCAGGTTGCGAAAAATCTAATTTATCTGATTGTATTGCCATTATATTATTTTTTTCATTAGTTTATTTATTCTATCTACGTTTTCATTAACCTTTAAATCGTCTACGGTTGACCCATGTTTGTCGTTTAGGTTAAAACTATTTTTTTCATGTGAATCTAAATATTGGTTTTGCATACCAGCATCAGACTTAATTTTTTTACCACTTAAATCATTGTCCCTCCAAACTCTTAAAACCTCATCACACCATTGTTTCATTCTATCTCCCCCATTTAATATAAATGGAGCGTCTTCTTTGTTTCCATTGTAACCATCAAACCAATTCTTAATTCTTTTAATTTGTTGATATGTTGCCTTTTTAGAAGTTCTTAAATCTTGATTTCTTTTATATCCCTCTATGTTATTATTACCACCAATCGAAGCAAAACAATCACTTAAGTGTTTTATTAACGAATCGGGTATAATTGCAATTCTATTATAAAGATTACTGTTCATTTTTTAAAATTGTAATTAATTCTTTAACACTTATACCGTTATCTTTGGCCATTTTTTTAATGGACTTTATATTTCTAACTAATAAAGGGTTAATATCTAATATTTTTTTACCGACACTATCATCATTATATTTTTCTTTGTCTAATAAAACATCCTCAGCAATATCACTTTCATCTATTTCTTTTTCTTTTAAAATTGGTCTACCTACAAACCCTTTTTTATGTTTATACTTAGACTTTTTATCTCTTTCAGGACTTTTACCAAATTCATCGTCAACTCTTTGTTCTGCCTTTTCATCATCCATGCCCAATTTTTCTTTGAAATATTTAAGACTTTCTTTCGCGTCCATATCTTTTGTGTCTTCAAAACCAAAGGCTTTTGACATGTTTTCTTCTTTTACGTGACCTTCGCCGTAGTAACCATACCAACCTCTTAATAATGGGTCTCTTGGATTTCTTGCTGAAGGTATAATTTGGTCCATTGTTTTTGTACCTATACCCGTACTTGCTGGGTCTAATATCGGCGTATTTGATGAAAGCCATGTGCCATCGTCATCAACAAGTTCATTAACTTCAGATTCTTTAGGTTTCTTACTATTTTTAGTTTTAGACAAAAATATGTCGTGAGTCTTACAGGGCATGTATTTTCTTTCTCCATCTTCATTATGATAGTGATAACCAGCACAGCCCAAAGTTTTAGAAACTCTTTCCGCTCTTTCCTTTGTTGAATATTTATACGTTTTCATGTGGGCTTTTACCTATAAATACTCCATATAAAGTATTTATCTAAAAAAAGAATGCCGACTCAGAATTTAAATACATATTATTATCCAAAATATAAATCATTATTGAATTCAAGACAATATTTTGATTTGACTTTGGCCGCGGATGAAAGGGACTATGATGAAGAAGTTGTATTTTCTGCGGACATTATCGCGGCTAACGACGGTAATAGACTACCAATAAATATGGATTTAAACTATACCGGGTCATCACCACAATTAACAATGACTTTTGATAATTTTTATTCAGGGGCAACTTTAGTTTCTAAAAATTATTATAATCCAAATAACTTAGATTTAAATTGTTATTCAGCATTTACAGGTGCATGTGATGTTGGTTTAGTTGCAACAGATAATGGGTTATTTACAAAAATGTCAGGAGAAACATTATATTATTCTATGGGTATTAGAAATGATTATAAATTTCATCCACATTACTACGATAGAAGAATGAAAATGCATACCGTTACTGGATATACATTACCACCAAATCAAGTATTTTCAGGAAGACCAAAAAATACAATATATAATATTATTTCAAAAACAGGAAGTACTGTGGGTTATTACCAAGAACTTTATGGGGGATTTTATCAAGGATTTTATAAATTGTTTGGTTATGACTATGAGGTGTACCCTGAAAGAATGAATAAGGGTTGGACCATGGAAACTGTCATTAAACCAAGAATTATTGATGAGTATTGTATATATGAGGACACTGAAGAATACCTTAATGATATATACCCAAATAATTCAGGTACTTTCTTTTATTTTGGAACAAGGGCTGAAAACAAATATTACCATTTTGCCACAGGTAGTCCTGAATCTTATAGTAGTTATACCAGATCTACTACAGGACTTACTAGTTTACAAAGTTGTAAATGTTCAGACACTGGAGTAACAAATGCAAATTGCGTTACTCTATACCCACAAAGTGCAACAACCGCGGTACATCAAATTGGGTGTGGGTGTGGCGCATGTACTGAACTAATACCAGTACCACCATTAGACCCTAAGTTTGATGTTCTCTCTAATGCCATGTCTATAAGATTTAGTGGTTGTCCTGCAAATCCAAGACTTTGCGTTAAGGTCATAAAGATTACAGGTGATTGCGTCACCACTGGAAGTTGTCAAACAACAGGATTAACTTGGCAGACGGGATATACCGTAACAGAAGCATGTAGTCCACCAATATATGATGTGTGTAATTATGTTTGTAGTGCAATAACTCAGGATAGGTGGGTTATGGTTACTGCGGTATATGAAAGATATACAACTATAGAGGAATGTGATTTATATAATCTTGGGGGTTTAAATGATATAAGGCAAGTCACATATCAGTCAATTTTGAATAATACATCATATAATTTGATAATGCCACCTGAAACACACTCAGGAACAACAAAAGAAGATAAAGTTTACAAAATTAGATTTGACCATAAATGGTTTGATGACGCTTGGTATAGAATGGGCAGATTAAAGTTATATATTAATGGGTATTACTTTATGGTTATTGAAAACTTTGAAGAAATTATTCCGAGAGAATTAAACACCGAAAAAGAAAAACAAATTGGGGTCCCATTTAATATTTCTTGGGGTGGAGGTACTCAAGGATTACACGACCATTTAATTTTTTCTTCGACCACATTAACTAACGGACCATACAAACAAGATCCAGAATTATTCCCTAATAATATTTTATCGGCAACAACATTATCAGGATTGTCAACTAACATCCTGCTAGAACAAAACTTTGGCGGTACGTTCATGGGTGGGATATCGCAATTTAGAATGTATACGGAGGCGTTTAGTAGTCCTCAAGTACAACACGATTTTAGAATATTAAAAGATAAATTTAATTTATTTAATTACTGGTGTCCAAATTGTTTGACCCCTAATTCGGGATGTACTTCAGCATCGACACATACAAATTCTTTAGTTTTATATAGTTCTGTTAGTGGTATTGGTAATTTTACCGGTAGTTTATCGGGAGCTTGTAGTGCAGAAGCTTGTTTAAATAATGGGTCATGTTCTACGGTGACAGGTATAAATGTACGGGCAGATGTATCGGTTCCTGTTATTGGTACTACATTCTATAGTGCTAGTACTGGATGTACGGTAATGAGTAGTTTAAATGGTTACTATGCATTTAATAATTCAGGTACATACACAACTTATGAAATTACAAACGGTATCGTCACTTGTGTGTCAAGATGTTTACCGGTAGGTCCAACACCAACACCTACACCTACACCAACACCTACACCAACCGCAACACCGACTCCAACTCCAACACCTACACCAACACCAACTCCTACGCCAACCGTAACACCAACACCAACAGCAACACCAACACCATCATCAATATTTAATATGGTTATTGTACAAGATGGGCCAAACGTAGTTATGTCAGGTACAGGTACAATTAATTTAACCGATTTGACACCAAGACCGTTTATTGATTTCCCAAACACATATATGTGGCCATTACAATCAAGATTCTCACCTGGACCAACCCCGTCTTGGGGTGGTAATTATTATACGGGAACCACATTTACCATGGCACCTTCTTTTGGTTCAAGTTTTTTACTTAACGCCAGTTCTGGTAGTGGAAGTGGTGTAGGGGTGGTATATAATCCGTATATTGGGTCAGAATCACTTATTATTGACTCTAGTTACGTATCAGGAGCACCTATTACAACATACAGTACTTTTAATAATACAACTTTAAACTCATTAGGGTTAATATCAGGAACTTATACATATTCTTGGGGAACTGGTCCAAATTATGGGGTAATTATCCTACAAATATAAACACATTTAATTATGGAATTTTTTATACAACAAAACTCAACATTACCCATATTAAAAATGGATTTTGTACTTGATGGCAGAACAGATGCTGATGATGAATTTTATGGGATATTAGATAACGCAACTATTAGATTTTCTATGATTAGCGAAGATACGGGAATTCAAAAAATATTTATGAATGACGCATATCTTACTGAAAAATATAAAAGGAGTTTGGACTCTCCTTGGGAGTATTACATTTATTATAAATGGACACAAAAAGACACAAACAAAAAAGGAAGATATAAGGGTCAGTTTTCAATAATATTAGAAGACGGAGAATTAATTGCGCCAATTAGAGAGGATCTTTACATTAATATTATTTGACAAGGGTGAATTTTACACTTATATTTAAGACAAAGGTAAATGTCACACTTATGTGACAGCTAATACACCAAACTTAAATATAAAAATTATGGTTCCACAAGAAGAAATCGAACGCTTTTTATTAGGCGAAGACGAAGAAAAATATATCGTATCACTCGAATACGATTACAAATCCTCAAAGATATATAAAGTAATTCAGGACCCTGTTAAGGGAAAAATGTTACGTCCTGATACCTTCATCCCATTTGCTTGGGTTGGTGACTTGAAAGGTAAAAACTTTTACAAGAACGATAAACACGCACAAAAACGTGCAATGAGTGAAAATGGTATCATTATCGAAAAATTAGAAGACCATGGTGATGAACGATTAAAGCAAGGTTTAACTTATTTGGTTAAAACAACAAAGACATATTCAAATCTTGTAAACTTTTTTAAAGGTGGCGGTCTTGACCCTTGGGGTAGAGATAATTCAGACTCCATCACAATTTTATCCCCCGTCGAACAATACTTAATTCAAAAAAGTAAAAGACTATTTAAAGGATTTGATGAATATGATGATATACATAGATTTGTATTCGATATTGAGACCACAGGTTTAGATCCTAAAACGAGTAAAATGTTCTTGATAGGAATGAAAGATAATCGTGGGTTTTTAAAAATACTATCGGCACAAAACGAAGAAGAAGAAAAACAAATGATTGTTGAATTCTTCAAAATAATTGATGAATTAAAACCATCTTTAGTTGGTGGATACAACTCAGCATTCTTCGACTTTCCATATATTTTAAAAAGAGCAGAGATATTAAAATTAAACATTAAAAAAATATCAAAGACCCTACACCCTGACTATTCGTTAAAACAGAAAGATGGTATACTAAAGTTGGCTAATGAGATGGAACCATATGTTCAAACACAGATGTGGGGATATAATATTGTGGATATTGCTCACGCAGTCCGTAGGGCACAAGCAATTAACTCTGATATTAAGAGTTGGTCTTTGAAATACATCACCAAGTTTATTGAGGCAGAAAAGGCAAGTCGTGTCTACGTAGAAGGGGATAAGATTGGTAAAATATATTTTGACAATGAAGATTACTATTTAAATCCTGAAAGTGGTGGTTTTAAAAAAGTAGGTATGCCGGGTACTGAAAACCTAATGGAAAGATTCCCTGGTAAGTTTTTAGAAGTGAAAGGTTCAAACATTATTGAACGATACTTGGATGATGACCTTTATGAGACAATGGTAGTTGATGAGCAGTTCAATCAAGCAAACTTCCTATTGTCCAAACTTGTACCAACAACATACGAGAGACTTTCTACGATGGGTACTGCTACTTTATGGAAAATGATTATGTGTGCGTGGTCTTACAAACACAAATTAGCAATTCCTAAAAAGTTAGAAAAAAGAAAGTTTACTGGTGGTTTATCTCGTTTGGTTCAGGTAGGATACTCAAGAAACGTATTAAAACTTGACTACTCTTCCCTATACCCGTCAATTCAGTTGGTACATGACGTATTCCCCGCTTGTGATGTTACAGGTGCGATGAAGAGTATGTTAAAGTATTTTAGAGATACTCGTATCAAATATAAGAACTTGGCAGGAGAATTTAAAACTTCTGACCCTAAACTTGCAATTTCATACGACAGAAAGCAGTTACCAATTAAAATATTTATCAACGCATTCTTCGGTGCATTATCGGCCCCACACGTATTTCCATGGGGGGATATCGATATGGGTGAACAAATTACTTGTACAGGTAGACAATACCTAAGACAAATGATTATGTATTTTATGAACCGAGGTTACGTACCATTAGTAATGGATACGGATGGTGTAAACTTTGAAACACCACAGGATAGAGTTAATTACAAATACATAGGTAAAGGATTGAATGGGTTAGTTAAAGAGGGTAAAGAATATGTTGGTGCGGAGGCTGACGTTGCAGAATACAATGACTTATTTATGAGAAATGAAATGGGTCTTGATATAGATGGGGTATGGCCAGCAACAATTAATGTGGCTCGTAAAAACTACGCACTACTTACGGATAAAGGTAAAGTAAAACTTACGGGTAACACAATTAAATCTAAAAAACTACAGACATATGTGGCAGAATTTTTAGATAAGGGATTAAGAATGTTATTAGATGGTAAGGGTTCTGAATTTTTAGATTTCTATTATGAATATGTGAATAAAATTTATAATAAAGAAATACCACTTTCTAAAATAGCAAATAAGGCTCGAGTTAAACAATCATTAGATGATTATAAAGTTCACATCACAAAGACAACAAAGTCAGGTAGTATGATGTCAAGACAGGCTCACATGGAACTTTTATTACAGGCAAATAAAAATCCAGGTCTTGGTGATACAATATATTATGTAAACAATGGTGAAAAAAAATCTCACGGTGACGTACAAAAGAAAAAAGATTCGTTAGTTTTAAATTGTTACTTAATTGATGAAAAAGAAATTGAGATGAATCCTGATTTATTAGGTGAGTATAATGTACCGAGATACTTGGCAGCATTTAACAAAAGAATTGAGCCGTTATTAGTTGTTTATAGTCCTGAAATTAGACATGATATATTAATTGAGGACCCTAAAAATCAACCAATCTTCACTAAATCACAGACAGAATTAGTGAGAGGTTACCCAATGAAAGACGCACATCAAGATACGTTAGATGAGGTTTTAACATTATCTGATACTGAAATATCATTTTGGCAAAGTGTAGGTATTGACCCATATTATATGTATATAGACGACACTTTGGAATTAGTTAATAAAGATTATGTTGAAAGTAACAGGTCTTTAATGTTAGAGGAAATATCTAAAAATATTAAAGTAGATTCTGAAGAATTATATGAATTTGACGTTGATGGGGATTTGATGGCTCTTAGTTTTGACTAAGAGTTTTTTAATCCGTCTGACGATAAAATATACCAAAAGTCACCAATTTTTTTAAACTCAACACAAGCGCCTTTATCTAATTCTATTTCATCAAATTCTTCATCAACAAGACTGTCACCTTTAACATTAACTCTAGTTAATGCCTTTATAACAACATGGTCTGTAGTGTTTGAATTTAAAATTAACTGACAAACATCAACATCTTTTACCACTATTGTTGATTCGCCATTTGTGGTATATTTTGGTTCAGTTACCACGGCATTATCTGAAGTAATTACTTCAAATCCGTGTATTATTCTCTTAGATGGTATTGACCTAAATATTGGCATAAAATTATATTACGGTATATGGGCTTGTAAACGCTCTGAATTTTAATAATTTATTTAAATTTTCAGCTTGGAGTGCTTTTTGCTCCATCATTTTTTCAGGTCTTAATCTTTCTAAACGAGTCTTTAATTCTTCCCATAACATGGTTTTTTCATCTTTAGCCTCTGTTTGTAAAGACTGATATTCTAAAGTAAGTTCAGAATCAGGAGTTTTTAAATTACCACTAAATTTACCTCTAACTCTACCTAATGTTTCTTTACAATATGCGGTAAACCATCTACGGACCCAAGTTTGTGCTGGTGAATTAAGCCTATCCCATCTTAATTTATCTAATGGTATATCTGAAGGTAACCTAACAACATCTGGATTTTTAGATAAACAATCTTCTCTATCAAAAGTGTCATAATACCAATACCAAACTCGATAATCATTCCTCCTCATATTACCAAAGTCAAACTTACCTCCAGGTACATTCATTAAATGTATTGCCTTTTTACCTTCAGGTAGTGCCGTAACTCTATAAGTTAAATCACCGGTAATGATTCTTCTTTTCATTTGGATATCGGACATTCTTAATAGAATGTCAAATGCGGGTGTAATAAAATAGTTACCTGTTGTACCCATTTGTGAAAATCCCGCCCCACCACCTAAACCAATACCTCCAAATCCACCAAATCCACCCATAAATGGGTCAAAGTACGCAGCATCTAATTCAGGTCTTGCAAACCATAATAGTTCGTTTAGTTCTCTACCAGCAGGTATTTCATATATTTGTTGATTAGGTACTAAGTCAATATAATCCTTTTTTAAAACCCAATCACCACCCGCCTGTAAACCTACAATTTTAGAATATGCATAAGTGTATTGGGTCTCCCAATCCATACTACGTGTTGATAGTGCTCTTGTTATAGATTGTTCATCAAGATTTAAACCGTAAACCGAGGTCCATTGAGATTCGATTAACCAATCTTGAACATGTTGTTCATAATCCTCTATAGAAAGTTCCAATAAAGAATCCATCATTTCATCATCCAACTCAACTCCACGTAACGGTGCACCTAAAAGATTACGTATTCTTTTATAAAGTTTACTTCTTTCTGGTTCGTTAATGATTACAATAGACATAATATATTTTCTATATAAATATCATTAAAATAAAAAGACTTACAATTTTACTTTTTTTCTAATAGTGAATTAAAAGAGTCATTAACAAATTCCCAATTAACCACTTTCCAAAAATTTTTAATATACTCGTCTCTTTTGTTTTTATACTTTAAATAATATGCGTGTTCCCATAGGTCTAAACCTAATAGTGGATATCCATTTTCTTTTTCCGTATTCATTAATGGATTATCTTGATTTGATGTTGTTGTGATTTTTAACTTATTATTTTTTGTTAATATTAACCAAACCCATCCAGAACCAAATTTTGTTTTACCCTCTTCCTCAAATTTTTCTTTAAATTTTTCAAAAGAACCAAAATCTTTTTCTATTTTAGATAATATAGGGTCTTTTATTTGTTGTTTTTTTGGGGATAGCATTTTCCAAAACAAAGCGTGATTAAAGGCACCACCACCATTGTTTTTAACAATTTTATTAAATTTAGAAACTTTTTTAATGATTTCTTCCAATTCTAAATCAGGACCTTTAATTTTTTCTAACTCAACATTTAATTTTTCAACATAAGTTTTGTAATGTTTAGTGTAGTGAGTTTTCATAGTTTCACTATCAATAAAAACACCCACAGAGTCATAATTATAAGGTAATTTTTCTATACTTATTTTTTTTATTTCGGTTATAATGTTTTGTTTTGATACTGATTCTATTTTTAATTTATTTTCTATTTCTTCAATTTTTTCTTTAAATGGGGAATATAATTTTTTTTCAATAGATTTATTATCCTTTTCAAATTTTTTAATATCTGCACCGGCTTTAGCGTTAGCTTCATCTTCATTTTTACCGCCAATGTCCTTACCTTTTTTTCTTTTTAGTACGGTTCTTTGATATTCATGAATCCACTCATGTGATAATGTTTTTAAAATATCTCGATTAATCCGGTCTTTAACTAAAATTTTTAATAAACTACCACTTGTTCTTGAACCAGTGGTCATTTTACCGGTTCTATTTTTTTGAAAACTAATGGTAACGTCGTTTTCTAACGGATGTTCCTTTTTTAAAAAGTTTATGAATTCTTTAATTAAAGATTCCCCACCTTTTGTCGGAGTACACCCAATATATTTAATCTTAACTTCCATGATATATAAATATCAACGTCCGTTAGAAATCATTTTTAACATTTCTTCTATTGCAGATGCGTCATCCATCATATCATCACCCATAACGGTTGATATGATTTTTTTCTTTCTGTTTAAGATGTCGTAGATGGCACCTTCAATTGTATTTTCAAATAAAGGGTAATAAACTGATGTGGAATTTTTCTGACCAATTCTATGTGAACGGTCTTCGGCTTGTGCGTGTTCAGCGGGTACAAATGATAAGTCATTCATTATTACCGCTTCGGCAGCAGTTAAAGTCAAACCAACACCCGCGGCTTTCAAGTTACCAACAAATACTTTAATCTTATCGTTAGTCTGAAATTCATCAACAGCATTTTGACGATGAGGTTTTGAACAACTCCCATCTAAATAAACTGCCGACTTACCAAAATGTTGGTAGATTTGTTGGAGGGTGTCGGTGAAGTTTGTGAATATGATTACTTTTTTACCTTGCTCAATAATATTTTCAGCCAACTCAATCGTGTTATTAATTTTTTCCTGAGCAATCACTTTTCTAACCTTCATTAATTTACCAAATTGAATTGTTAATGAATTGGATTCTTCGGGATTTTGGTCGTACCAATCATAGTATTCACCCATCAATTCTTCATAATCTTTAGATTTTAACCTTAAATAAACGGGTGTGATAATTTTTTCGGGTAAATCTAAAACCTCTTCTTTTAATCTACGTAAAATGTGTGTTTGAGTTCTTTCTCTTAATTCGTCAAGATTAGTTGCTCCTTGAACATTCCAAACTTTTCTTTTACCAACATTAAACTGAAAACCATTACAATACCTTTTAGCGTACGCCATCCAATTCATAGCCACAGGACTATCAACAATGTTCAATAAATTATAATAATTCATAGGTCGTGATGTCATAGGTGTTCCTGATAACAACCAAACTCTTTCTATTCTTGATATGATGTCATTTACGATTTTAGTTCTTTGTGCTTGTGGATTTGAAATCATATGAGCCTCATCCATAATGACTAAATCAAATTTTGTCTTTAGGATTGTTGAGTCGTCTTTTTTCTTAATGTCGTGGAAATTTTTTAAGATGTCATAGTTGATGATTACAAAATCATGTTCATCTGAAAATTTTTTACCTTCTGCAATATATACGGTTCTGTCTGAATAATTTTCAATTTCACGTTGCCAATTAATTTTTAATGATGCAGGACATATAATTAAAATCTTTTTTGCGCCTGTTTCTAAAGCGGATATAATTGTTGACGTGGTTTTACCAAGACCCATATCATCGGCCAAAATAAACTTTTTATTTCTAACCAACTTTTCAATTGCCTCAATTTGGTGAGTCATTGGCATTCTGTGTTTATACTTACTATAATCTATAACAACATTTTTCACTTCGTTATCTTTAACGAGTGCTGATTTTGGCATCCAAAAATCATAAGTTGTGTCACCTGAAAATATTTTACCCCAAATGTGATACGATTTATCTTTTTCGACCAAAAGCTTTTCAACGTATATTTCAGTCGGTTCCTTGGTATACATTTTATCCTCCATTAATTTTTTACCAAAGTATGAATCCAGTTTAACCCATTTTTTTGCAACTTTTGGTTGTACGTTATGATAATTAATAATGTATTCAGATTGGGGTCTTGTGGGAACAAAAGACTTACTATTTTGTTTTTTGTGTTTTAAATTAAGGATGTAATTATTAGACCCTTCATAATTATCTAAAATTAAAAGGGCCTTGGACTCTGGCGTTTTTGATATTGCATCTTCCATTAATATATAAATAATAATAAAACAAAAGAAAAAATCAATCAAAGTATTTATAGTTATGGCAGAGAATAAAGTTCCAATTACTCGTTTAAATAAGTTTTTTTCTGAACAAGATTTTGATTTGGATATATCTATGGGTGACGAATGGTTAGGTGGAGATATGAATTTTACCGTAGTATTATATCGAGTTGATAGACAAAGAACTGTAAATGATGATGTTTATGGTGAAACTTTAGAAGATGGTATACAATTTTTACCTCCTGTTGAATTTAAAGGATATGTACAAGTTGAGCAACCTTCTAATGTTGATTACGGGGCATCTAAAATCTCACAAACAGAACCAGGTAATATTAAAATTGGTGTTTACCAAAAACAATTAGATGAGTTAGGTATACAGATTTCATATGGTGATTATATTGGTTATTATGAGACTGAAACAAGAGTTAGGTATTATACAGTCGTAAATGATGGTCGTGTTATTTCGGATAATAAACACACTTATGGTGGTTATAAACCATTCTATCGTTCTATTATTGGAGCACCTGTAAATGAAAATGAATTTAGAGGAATATAAAAATGGCATTACCTAAAAAAATAAAAAATTATTTACCTTTAACTCCAGAAAAAGTTGGTAGGGAGCGAAGACAGGAAATGTTAGACGACATTACTGACCAAGGAACCTATTTACCCAAAGGAGTTTTACATGCGGATTTAGATAAAGGTATGTTAGATTTTGTTAAAGAAACATTAAAATTAGTTGTCGATGAAAAAACAGTACCAACAATTAATAAAATAATAACGAACCAAAACTGGTCACAATTTGTTGAGTCTTGGAATTTTCAAGATTTAGATAATAACGTGTCGTTACCTTTTATTGCCACTGTTAGACTACCGGAAGTAAAATACGGAACATTTCAAGGAGGTGCCGCAAACATACCAAATAGAAGGCAATTTTTTTATTATACTGTACCAACTTGGGACGGTCAAAGAAAAGGCGCTACAGTTTATAAAATCCCTCAACCAGTCCCTGTTGATATTACATTTAATGTTAAGTTATTTTGTAATAGGATGAGAGAGCTTAATGATTTTAATAAAATTGTTATGCAAACTTTCACATCAAAACAGGCATACACTCAAATTAAAGGTCACTATATACCTATAATTATGGAAAGTGTTGGGGATGAGTCGGCAAAAGATTTAGAAAAAAGAAAGTACTACATTGCAAACTATACTTTTATTATGAAAGGACTTCTTATAGATGAAGAAGAGTTTCAAATATCACCCGCAATATCAAGGCAGGTCACTATGTTTGAAGTGGATACAAAAGTAAGAGGTAGAAACGTAAAACCACAACCCCCAAGACCAAATTATTTTGATTTAAATTTAACTTTTGTTGTTGGGGTAACACAACTAACTGAAGTTTTTAGATATACCGCAGATTTAAAAGTTGGGGAAATAGATAATGTATCGTCTTATTCTGTTTTTATAAATGGTAATTATGTCGGTGACGATTTAACAACTATACAAATTACTGATGGAGATACGTTTTTAATTACTGTAACAAAGATAGACCCAACTAAATCGGCAACCATATATACAACCGCATATTTAGTTTAACTACTCCCCATATAAATCTTTTTTTACTTCACAATTTTTTTTAATTAAATTCTCTAAAAATTTATACATTTTAAGTCCATTTTCTTCGCAGTATTTCTTTAATAAATTATGAGTTTCTTCTGATATTTTTAAGTTTTTTATCTTTTTCATTTTGTAAAAAGTTATAGGTAGAAAAAAGGTAGATTTTTTTCTTACCATTTGATAAATATTATATAAGGGTAAAGTTTTTTGTGTTTTGACGAGGTATTTATATAATAAAATAAAAATTTAAATACTTTTTAAAACATGGCATCATCTAACAAAGTTTTCGTTTCTCCTGGAGTTTACACATCTGAAAGAGACTTAACATTTGTTGCACAAAGTGTGGGTGTAACAACATTGGGAGTTGCGGGAGAAACCTTACAAGGACCTGCTTTCGAACCAATTTTTATTACAAATTTTGACGAATTCCAAGTTTATTTTGGAGGAACAAGTCCAGAAAAATTTGTAAACACACAAATACCTAAATACGAATTAGCTTATATCACTAAAGCATATTTACAACAATCAAATCAACTTTTTGTTACTAGGGTTCTTGGGTTATCAGGATATGATGCGGGACCATCTTGGTCTATTGTCACTATAGGAAATGTTGACTCATCATCTATTGTTGCAACCGGTAATACTGGACCGGTAAATGTATTATTTACGGGAACAACAGGTACTTCAGCTAATATTACATTAACAACAGTACCATCTTCTTTAAACGTTGACGGTAATTTTTATAACACATATACAGAATACAATGGTGGTACATCTTCAGTTGAATCCGATTTAAAAACTTACCTTTCTAATCAAGTTAATTTGGCCGGAACATCATCAACAGGTACAACTTCTATGTTTTGGGGTATTGTCAGTGGTGGAACATTTAACCTTGTGACAGGTGGGTCTATTAATACAGTAACGGCATATACTGAAAACTTTGGTGTTACATCAGCAAGTGGTGGTACATTAAATTCAACCACTAACGATGCTTGGTTCTATGGGTTATTTAATTACCAAAATAATACGGTAAATACATATTACGGACAAGGTTTTGGTTGTTCTCTTGGTTCACTATCGGGAACTGGTGGTAACTATTCAGGTTCTGCCAAATTTTACATCACAAACTATTCAGGTACCCCATATACCGAATACGATGACATGGTTGTTGCAACTTTAAGATCAAGAGGGATTACTACTTATAGCTCAACACAACATGGTCCAAAATTTGAAGTTACTGGCACAACAGATGTTGCCATGATATGTACAAATACGTATTCAGGTGTAACTAAAAATCCATATTTACCATTCTCAATATCAGGCGTAACATATGACGGAGATAATTTTGAATTTGAGACTTCAATGCAATCAACAGATAAAAACTTTATTAGAAAAGTATTTGGTGGATCTAATTTTGGTAAAAATAGAACTGAAGTTCCTCTTTTTGTTGAGGAGACTTATTCAAGTTTACTTTTAACAGGTTACAGAGCAGGTCAAATTAGAGGTCTATATTGTGACTTAGTATCTTTACCCGGTGTTACTGATGTGTCGAGTCCTGATTATTCAGACTCTTTAGGATTTTATTTAGAACAATATCAAACACCTGAAACACCATACTTGGTTTCTGAACTTAGAGGTAATAAAGTTTACAAATTATTTAAATTTGTTTTAATATCTGACGGTAACGCAGCAAACACACAGGTTAAAATGTCAATAGGTAATATATCATTTACTAATGGTACATTTGATGTATTTATTCGTGATTTCTTTGATAACGACCAAAATGTTAAAGTTATTGAAAGTTTTACTAATTGTTCTATGGATCCATCAAATAACAATTACGTAGCTAACAAGATTGGTACATCTAATGGTGAGTATCAGGTTAAATCTAAATACGTAATGTTGGAAATGAGCGATGAAGCACCAATAGATGCATTACCTTGTGGTTTTGAGGGATATATTTCAAGAGAATATGCTAACGCAACTCCACCTTTTGTAAACTATAAAACTAAATACTACACGGCGGGAGAAACAATTTACAACCCTCCTTTTGGTTCAAGTTCTGGTGGAGATAATCCTGTAATTTCAAGTGGAGAAAATCCAAGAAAGGCATACTTAGGTATATCAAATATAACGGGTATCGATTATGATTTTTACCAATATAAAGGAAAACAAATACCGGCAAGTTTGGCGACAGATACTACAGGTATCGCTTGGGGATACTTAACTAAAGGTTTCCACATGGATAGTGGGGCTACGGTTGTAACAATAGCTAATGGTTACTCTACATCAGGACAATCAGCATTTGAAGTAGGGGTTAGTTCATTTAATTCTGAACCTACAGATGCTTCTAACGCATACTATAGATTAAACACTCGTAAATTTACTATATTAGCGTATGGTGGTTTTGATGGTTGGGACATTTATAGAGAATCAAGAACAAATACTGACACATACGCTTTAGGTCAAACAGGTTTCAAAAACGGAGCGGCTACTTCAGTAACATATCCTACGGCAACAGGTTGGGGAGCATTTAAAGCAATTTCAGGACCTAATCAAGAAAGTTGGGCAAATACTGACTTTTACGCATACAAATGGGGACAGTCAACTTTCGCAAATCCTGAAGCAACAAACATTAATGTATTTGCAACTCCGGGTATTGATTATGTAAACAATTCTAATTTGGTTGAAGATGCGATTGACATGATTGAGACTGATAGAGCTGATTCTATTTACATTACCACGACCCCTGACTTTAATCTGTTCTTACCGACATACCAAGATATCGAAGAGGGGTTAATTTACCCTCAAGAAGTTGTTGATAATTTAGAAAATACAGGAATTGACTCTAACTATACGGCAACTTACTACCCGTGGATTTTAACAAGAGACACTGTTAATAATACTCAAATCTATATCCCACCAACTTCTGAAGTTGTTAAGAATTTAGCATTGACGGATAACATTGCATTCCCTTGGTTCGCATCGGCAGGTTACACAAGAGGTCTTGTAAACGCAATTAGAGCAAGACGTAAGTTAACACAAGATGATAGAGATACTTTATATAAAGGTAGAGTTAACCCAATCGCAACATTCTCCGATGTAGGTACAGTAATTTGGGGTAACAAAACAATGCAAATTAGAGAATCTGCACTTGACAGAATAAACGTAAGAAGATTGTTATTACAAGCACGTAAATTGATTTCAGCAGTGGCAATTAGATTGTTGTTCGAACAAAACGATAACAAAGTAAGACAAGACTTCTTGGATTCAGTTAACCCGATCTTGGATTCAATTAGAAGAGATAGAGGTTTAATTGACTTCCGTGTGACAGTTTCAAACACACCTGAAGATTTAGATTCAAACACATTAACAGGTAAAATCTTCTTGAAACCTACAAGAGCGTTAGAATATATCGACATCGAGTTTGTGATTACACCAACGGGGGCGTCTTTCGATAACGTTTAATAAAACAATAAAAAATAGAGTGGGGGGTAGAAATATCCCCCATTATATATTTATAGAAAAAATAAAGACATGAAAATAGAGAAAAAATTAATAAAAGAATCTTTAGGGTACTCCCAAAAAGGTAAAAAAACGTTTTCTGATAAAAAACAAAACATAATCATTACTGAGTCTCAGTTAGAAAAATTATTGGAAAAACTTCAAAAGTAATGAATGTTAAAAGACACGTTTTAAATTATCTAAAAAATAGAAAACTGAATGAAGGGTTTACTGAAGAAGGAAGACCCGACACCAAATATTATGCTTTTGATTGGGACGATAACATTATGTTTATGCCGACCACAATAATATTATTATCAGAAAATGATGAAGAGGTACACATGTCTACTGAAGATTTTGCAGACCATAGACATGAAATAGGTAAATCTCCATTTAACTATAAGGGGACTGTTGTTATAGGGTATGCAAATAATCCATTTAGAAATTTTAGAACAGAAGGGGATAAAAGATTTGTTATAGATACAATGTTAGCCAAACCAGGACCATCTTGGAATGACTTTGTTGAATGTGTTAATGGGGGTTCAATTTTTGCTATTATAACTGCAAGGGGTCATAATCCTAAAGCGTTAAGAGAAGCGGTTTTTAATCTTATTATGAGTAACCATATGGGTATTAATAGTAATGTATTGGCGGAAAACCTTAGAAAATATCGTAACCTATATGATAATATTAACGATGATAACAAAAAGATTAAATCATTAACCAAACAAGACTTAAACGACTATTTAGATTTGTGTAGGTTTGAACCCGTTACTTTTGGTGAAGGAGATGCTGCGAATCCTGAAGAAGGTAAAATTAAAGCAATGAGGTCTTTTATTAATTATTGTAAAGAGATGGCTTCGGAGATAGGTCAGAAAGCTTTCTTTAAGAACGATGTTTCAAATAATGAAATTGAACCAATTATAGGGTTTTCTGACGATGACCCAAGAAATATAGAAATGATGAAAGGGTTTTTAGAAAAAGAATATGAAAAAAATCCAGTAAGAACTTATTTAACAAAAGGAGGAAATAAAAAAGAATTTTAATAATTATTATGTTCTGGTCTAGTAATAGAATATTTGAAAGAAATTTAGAAGTAAATAGAAAAAAATTAAATACGATATATTTATTAGAAAAATAAAAGAAATTTAAATACACACAATATGGCTGATTTATTAATGAAAATGCCCTTTCAGTATGAACCTAAAAGAAAAAATAGATTCATCGTTACTTTCCCTTCTTCTTTGGGGATTAATTCTTGGTATGTTGAATCCACTTCAAGACCAAAAATCGAAATTAAAGATGTTGAGATACCTTTCTTAAATACTTCAACATATGTTGCTGGTCGTTTTAATTGGGGTTCACTTGATGTTACATTTAGAGACCCTATTGGTCCTTCAGCTGCACAAGCGTTAATGGAGTGGGTACGTTTACACGCCGAGTCTGTTACGGGACGTATGGGATATGCTGCAGGGTACAAAAAAGATATTGATTTAGAAATGTTAGACCCAACAGGAGTTGCGGTTGAAAAATGGATTTTACAGGGTGTTTTCTTAACTAACGTGGACTTTGATTCATTAAGTTATAGTGAAGATGGTTTAATAACTGTTAAAGCAACTCTTAGACCTGATAGATGTATCTTAGTATACTAAAATAAAATTAGAATATTTCATAATCCCATCTATTTCAGGTGGGATTTTTTATTTACTAAAATTATTAATCGTTTATTTTTTAAGAAAAAATTATTATGGACCAATCTTTACAATACGGACAAATGGAATTTAATTTACCACACGACGTAGTCGCATTACCTTCAAGAGGGATTTTTTATAGACCTAAAAAAGAATCATTAAAAGTAGGATATTTAACCGCGGCAGATGAAAATCTTTTAATGTCTCAAAACACACCAAAAGAAGGAATTATTTCGGCACTTCTAAAAACTAAAATTTATGAACCAGGTTTTGATGTTGGTCAGTTATTGGACACTGATGCTCAAGCTGTTTTAATATTTTTAAGAAACACCGCATTTGGTTCTGGTTATTCATATAAATTAATAGACCCCGCAACAAATAAATATTTTGAGGTGGAAATAAATTTGGATGAATTAAATTTCCTACCATTAAAACATAATCCAGATAGTGATGGTCTTTTTTCATATACACTTAAAAAATCAAATAAAAATATAAAGTTTAAGTTATTAAGTATTTCTGAAATAAATGAAATTGACAAATTAAAAGACCAATATCCTGAAAATATGATTGCACCGACAATCACCAAAAAATTAGAAAAACATATAATTGAGTTGGATTCTGATAGAGACAGAATGAAAATTACCAATTTTATTAATCAAATGCCAATTTCAGATGCCAAAGACTTAAGAAAATTTATTTCAGAGTGTGAACCAAAATTAGATTTAACAAGAACAGTAACCGCCCCGTCAGGAGAAAAAGTGACCTTTGAGGTTATTTTTGGGGTGGAGTTTTTTCGGCCTTTCTTTTCATTATAAAAAAGTATTACTTGATGAAATATATTATTTAGTCAAACACTGCGGATTTTCATATTCAGACATTTTAAAAATACCAACATATGAAAGAAGATATTTTATAGATAAATTTATAGAATCACTTAATAAAACATAACTAAATTCTATTTATAAAATAAAAATATTATGTGGCTTTTTTTTGAAGGTGATGGAAATGTGACATCTAATGACGCGGCAGAAACACCTATTGGTAGTACTTCCGCATATAACGCGGACGCTCCACTTGAACAACTTGAAAGTTTAAAACAAGCTTATCAAAATTTTGTTGCCAGTATAACTAACGCTAAGACTGTCGTCCAAAACGTTAATAAATCCATGACTGAAATGGAGGGGTCAGCACTTGCTCTCCAAAGGTCTATGGGTGGTGTTGTTATGGGCGCCGAGCAATTTAGACAAAAATTAATATCATCATACCATGCAAACTTAGATATTGGTGTAAGTTTTAAAGATACTTTAGAAAGTGTTGAAGGTATAGCCGCTGGAATGGGAAGAAT